GTGAGCCAGAAGATTTATCGTTGTGATAATCGTCGCTTTGCTTCTACCAACACCGGTCAGGTGGAAGAATTAACTCTGCACGCCATCGATGAGTCTATTCTTAAAGATGCCGAGACAGTATGGGAAAAATCATGGAAATGTTCAACACCATCGGCTGTTGTTAAAGAGGCTCTTAATAAGATTAAAGCCACCGATATCGATGTAGACCAGGCTGGTCCTGCACGTCCATATGTGGCCGAGTCTATTCACCCATTACAGGTTATTCAGCAGCAGGCCAATGTGGCTTTGCATAACGGATCAGATCCATCGTTTGTTCACTATATGACGATTGATCATACCACTGGTAAGAGCATACACCATTTTAAGTCACTCACCAAACTTAGTAAGGCCGCTCCGTATCAGATATATGCATCCGATACCGCTATCACTGGTAGACAGGGCTTTTCTGACCCTATTAATACCAGATATAATAGAGCATTGTCATTTAATTTCCCATGTGACTTTGATGCTCTCACTGATATTCTAAACGGTATTAGCTGTGACGGCCAGGTAATGAACCAGACCAGAACCATGAACCTCTCTAACGGTGTAGCCGATGCGGTTGGTCAAGGTCTCAGCATTGCCAATAAACTGTTCTCATTAACCAATCTTGGTACCGCCGAGCAACATAAGAGTTGTGAAACAGGTGTAGAAAAGTATTTACATCTTAGACAAGCCAGAATGGCTCTGCTAGATAGGGATAAGATTGCCCTCAGAATTACCATACCATGGACACCAACGCTACATGCTGGTGACAAGATTATGTTCAACTGGAATAACCGCTATGATGAGTCCATGAGAGTATATGGTACAGGTGAATATATCGTGGCACATCTCACACACAATATTCAATTCGGTGGCTTTGCTGTCACCAATCTTGACTGTATTGCTAACACATTAGGTAAAGCGGGAGTTTAAAGTATGAAAGGTATTGCAGGTCCAGATACAACATGGTCCGTAGCGGTCACCACTCCACAGAAAGATGATAAGAGCCAGTCAGGTAATCAAGGCTTTTATGATCCTATTAACTACGGCCGAGGCGTGAATGAAGATGATCCGATATTGTCACCAATGCTCAACTCACCAACTGGCTTTATGCAGCAGGCATTTCCAGGTGCATTAGATCCCGGAACACCTGTCATTGTCCTTAAGCAGCTAGGTGAGTTAGGCGGAATTATTCTAGGCCAGTCTAATACGGTAAGAAAAGGTGGTCAGAACGGTGGCGGTGGAGGCCGCTTAGGATCAGCGGAGACGGTCTCCCAGTTCACTCAAACGACCAGAGATGTCAATGTAGCACCCGACATTCAAGAGGTCGAGGAGAATGGCGTTAAAATCCGTAAGATTAAGGAAAAAGGACAGCAACATTCGCTTGATCTGCTAGAAGGATTACCTATTCACGGCGCCTTATTTGATATGGCTGGTTTTAGATTACCTGAAATCACCAATGTGCCAACCGCTAAACAGACCAATGACGGTATGATCGGCGTCCAGCAAATGCAGCAAATGATGGGTCAGGTCATGTCACTTGGCCAGATGATACAAGGTCTTGCTGGTAATAAAGGTGGCGGTGGTGGAGCAGGTGGCTTTGGTGCTGGTTCTTCTCTATTATCTGGTGCTCAGCCAGGCCAGGCATATACACCTCCAGGTGCCAATACGGGTGCGGGTGGTGCTGGTTACGGTGGCGGTCTAGGTGATAATATTATATTTGCTACCGAGGCTCCACCAGATACACCTCTCTATACTATTATGGAAGGCTTGACTACACCAATGAAGTCAGCCGTCAATTCTCTTTCTCTATTATTGCAAGGATATGAGGCTAATGACGGTGTAGCCTTTATGACTGGTGATGTGGTTCATGAGGACACATATCTTAAGAACGCACAAGAATTACTAAGTCAGGTCACCTCACTAAGCGAGTTGATGTATGTTCTTAATCGTCTGCAATGGGACACCGATCTATTTGGACAGGACAAAATTGAGCCAGTAATTAATGAGATCGAGACTGCCTGGGGCGTAGCATTACAGAAAATCGATGTTAATGGTAATGTCGTTATTACTTATGGCTATGAAGATGCAAATGCCGAGATGGAATTTGCCAATACTATGACCAGTAATACTGGTTCTCCTGCTCTAGGTTTCTTCGATGGTAATAGCACGACCGACGTTTTCTATTCGGTGAACGCTACAGGTGCCAGCTTAGGCTTTATTGACCCAGCAACTACAGGTGCCTCTGGTATTCCATCTGGTGGTTCTAAAGGCGGAACAACCGATGCTGGTCAGGTTATCGGTCAGGCTCAAGGTCTATTAGGTCAGATTGAAGGTCTGGCACAGGGTATGAGCCAGAATATGTTTGGTGAAGCCGCTGGTACAATGAAAGAATTGTGGAAGCGTATGACACGAGAACAAGAAAACGATGCCAAGAAAATGCACGAGAAATTAAATACATCTGGTGACACTCAGAATATGTCACAGATTGTGGAAAAGACCGTTAAAGGTGGTAATCCAGTTGATAAGAGTCTATTGAAAAAGGATGATCTTGAAACTAATGGCGATGCTGTTGGTCAAGGTAATTTTACCGTAGGCACAATGTAAGAGGAACAAATGAGTAATACAGACGGTTCTAATATAGATGCTGGTGTTTCATTTAATGAAGAACCAAAGAAGCAATCACCTAAGAAGTGGAAGCAACCTCACAAGTCTGACGCTCGTAAAGCCAAGACCGCTGGTTCATATCCTGATTACTTCTCATGGAAGACTAGATCAGGTCATACGCTACAGTTAGATGATACCAAAGGCGGTGAGACTGTTACTCTACAGCACCGTTCTGGTACCGCTATTCAGATGGCACCAGACGGTTCTATGCATGTCACCGCACATAACGGTAAATATGAGATTACTTTTGGTGAGAATAGAGTTACCATATCTGGTGCTCAAGATATCACAGTCAAAGGTGATGCCTCATTCCGTGTATATGGCGATTATAACGTCACCTGCCAGAAGGATTATAACCTCACCGTATTAGGTAATTTTAATCTAACTGCCAGAAACCATAACAGACAAATTCTTGGTAATATTGATACACAGGCCCGTAACGAGAATAAAAAGCTAATGGGTTCATCCGCCAAGATCGCCCGTGGTGCTATTGCTTATGTCTCTAAAGGTTCATCCACATTTGCTTCACAGTCCGATCAGGTTCATATTGGTGGTGCGGCTGGTATTAATATGGCTGTTAATGAAGGTGATATTACCAGTAACATCGAAAAGGGTGGTTTCTATTCATCTACCAAAGACGGCTCGGTCAATGTGACTGCCGATGGTTCTGACGGTAATATTCGTATGAGAACCAAACAAGGTAAGATGGAGTTCAAATCAAAAGAAGATATGAACCACACCACAGAAAGCGGCAACTATAAAGTGACCGCTACTCAAGGTGATATTGGTCACGAGGCTGCCGCAGGTAATATTGAAATGTCAGCAACGGCAGGCGGTGTTAAAACTCGTGGACTTAATTATAGTGTAACCGCTACACAAAGCGCCGAGGTCACCACAGGCACCGATCTTGACCTTCGTTCTGGTGGTAGAGCAAGTCTCCACGGTGCCACAACCTCACACGTTACTGGTGCCACTGTTAATGTCAAAGGTGATAGTATTACTAACGTTGATGGACCTACGGCACTCAATCTTAATGGTGGCATTTCACAGGCTATGTCCGCTATTAGTCTACAGATACCATTTGACTTTGGTTCATTCACTGATCCAGAAGAAAAAACTGGTACATCTCGTGGTGTTCATGCACCAGATAGACCAGCAGGCAGAAGCGAAGCGGATAACTGGGCATAAATAATATAAATGCTAAAGGACTAAAATGGCACAGATTAACATCAGCAGACAGCCAGACTATTCTGATCTTGATTTGGATTTTCAAATCAATCCAATCACTGGTGATATTAACAAAAAGAAGGGAACGGATGCGGTCAAAAGATCCATCCGCAATCTTATCTTTACCAACTTTTACGAGAGACCATTTAAATCCAGCATAGGTTCGGATGTAACAAGATTGCTGTTCGATAACGTAGATGTTATGACAGCGGCACTTATTGAAGATGCCATTATTCGTCTAATAAATAATTTCGAGCCTAGAGCAAGACTAATCAAAGTTACAGTTACGGTCGATTATGATAACAATGGCTTTGGTGTAGAAGTCCAATATATCGTGGTCAATACAGAAACACCTGCTACCTTCAATCTATTCCTTGAGAGGATTCGTTAAAAGCAATGTCAAGAGCAAATACAACCCTCAGAGTTTCGGAGTTAGACTTTAACTCTATCAGAAACAATCTAAAGACCTATCTTAATAGCCAGTCAGAGTTCACCGACTATAACTTTGAGGGTTCTGGTCTTTCTGTTCTATTGGACATTTTGGCTTATAACACCTATTACAATTCATACTATCTGAATATGGTGGCTAACGAGGCATTCCTTGACACCGCACAGGTTCGTCAGAATATTCTATCACAGGCCAAGTTGATCAACTATGTGCCAACCTCTAAACATGCTGCCGCTGCCAAGGTGAATGTTCGCATTACACCAACATCAACGGAAAGCCAGACAATCGACTATATCACCATTGACAAGTATACCAGACTACTTGGTGCTGATATTGAAGGCACCAACTATCCATTCGTCACAGTCAATGCTAATACCGCACATAAGTCAAACGGTTCATACTATCTACCAAATGTCCGTATCATTCAAGGTGAGGTAATCACCCAGCAGTTTTCTATGTCTGCTAATAATAAGACCGCTCGTTTCGAATTACCATCAGCCAATATCGATACACATACTCTAACCGTCACGGTGCAGGAATCATCAGCTAACTCATATACAGAAGAATATATTCTTTCTACTGATATCACCGAGGTTACAGCCAATAGCCGTATCTACTTTGTGGAAGAAAACGAGAACCTAAACTATACCATTCAGTTTGGTGACAATGTTCTTGGTTATCGTCCAAAGGTCGGTAATATCGTTATTGCCACTTATGTTGATACACAAGGCACAGATGGTAATGCCGTATCTAAGTTTAACTTTATCGAACCAATCGCCTCAGCTTTTACTGGTAATGTTAGAGTTACCACTGTAGAGAGTTCATCAGGTGGTTCAGATAAGGAAGATATTGACCGTATCAGACTAAGAGCCCCACAGTATTATACAGCCCAGAACCGCTGCGTTACAGTCCGTGATTATGAAACACTAATCACTAAAGACTATCCAAATATTGACGCCGTTTCTATCTGGGGTGGTGAGGAGAACGACCCACCAGTTTACGGAAAAGTTTATATCTCTCTTAAGACTAAAGGTTATTATACACTAACAAACCTTGAAAAAGAGAATATCAAGAATAATCTGGTCGCTGAAAGAAACGTCATCACGGTTACACCAGTAATCGTTGACCCAGAATATATCTTCGTGACTGTTCGTGGTAAGGTCTATTACAACCCATCATTGACCACTAAGGCATCAACGGAAATATTGAATCTCGTTAAGCAGGCCGCCTATGACTATGCGGATGCCGAGTTGAATACCTATCGTTCAACCTTTAAGAAGTCAAAGCTACAGTCATATATTGAAAAGGCCGACAGTTCAATCACTGGTTCTGATCTTAGAATTTATCTACAGAGCCGTCAGAAGATCGATAAGGCCCAGCAAAGAAAATATTATTACGACTTTAAGACCACTATTGAAAGAGGTACATTTACCGATAAGCTATACTCTTTCCCACAGATTACCGTTCTAGATAGCAGCCTTATCTCTCGTAACGTATTCTATGAAGAAGTACCAAATTCATTCACAGGTGTTGACTCCATTGAGTTGATTACACCAGGTAGAGATTACACAACATCAACCTATGTCACTATCACAGGTGACGGTACTGGTGCCACTGCCGAGGCTACAATCGTTAATGGCAAGGTAAACTCAATCACCGTTACAAATAAGGGTATCAATTACTCTCGTGCTATTGTCACCATCACCGATCCAGATGGTGGTGTAGAAGCTACAGCTAAGGCCGTTCTAGAAGCAAGAAACGGAACACTAAGAACATATTACTATGATGATCTAGGTAATAAGAACATCGTAAGTTCCGATGCTGGTACTATTGACTATGACACAGGATTGATCGTCATTAACGCCATTCAGCCTAGCGCCATTGTGGCTAACGATTACTATGATACCGATGTTCTCACATTCAATGTCGTTTCTGGTTCTGAAATCATCATACCTTTGAGAAACAGAATATTGACCATGGACGAAAACAACGTTCAGACTGTCCAGTTAGAAATAGTAGCAGAAAAGTAATTTAATGACTCAATCAGCATCAAATAACAAAACATCATTACTTATTTCTGGACAGCTTCCTGCCTTTGTCAGAGAAGAACATGAAACGTTTATCAAATTTCTAGAATACTACTATAAGCAAATGGAGCAGGAAGGTGAAACACTTTACCTTTCCAAGAACATGCTTCGTAACCTGGACATTGATCAGCTATATGAACACGTTCTAGATGAACATACCAATGACAGTAACATCAGAGACGATTACGACTATCTTTCATTCCTTCAAAAGATGTATGATAGTTTCATCGCTTATATTCCTGATAAGGTTCTAGCTGATAGAGTAAACATACTTAAACACGCCAGAGAGTTTTATCTTTCTTCTGGTTCAGAAAAGTCTGCTCGTTTTATTATTCAGGCATTGCTCAACAAAGAGGCCTCTTTCTATTATCCAAAGCAGGACATTCTACGTGCCTCTGATGGTAAGTGGTTTATTGAGAAGTCTCTTAGAGTAAGAGATGTCAAGGTCAATAACGTATCAAATAGTATAGCTGCCGTTAACTTTGCTAATACCTCCATCAAAGGTCTAACATCAAACGCCACGGCTATTGTAGAAAAGGTCGACACTTACTTTGATAAGGGTCAGCTAATCTATGAATTGAAGCTATCAAGCCTCTATAAAGAGTTCTTGAACGCCGAAGAAATCACAACATTCTTTACCGAAGAAGGTGAAGATAAGTATCTAACGGCTAACCTATTCTCTGGTATTATTACAGCGGTACAGATTGTTGCTGGTGGTCAAGGCTATACAGAAGGCACCACAGTACCTATCACCAGTAACACAGGTTCTGGTGCTCAGATTATCATTTCAACCGTTTCTAAAGGAACTATTCAGGCCGCTGGTATCGTTAAAGGTGGTGCTGGCTTTAAAGTTGATGATCCTCTATTGATCTTCGGCTCTGGTTCTGGTGCTGCTGGTCTAGTAGCCGACGTTGATGATTCCGGATTCTATCATCCAAATTCATACAATGTTATGTGGTCAACTATTAATCTTGAAGCTAATACAGCTATCGGTAATGCCACATATTCAAATCTAAAATCATCTATTATCGACCCAGCTAATGACGCCGCTGGCTTCGCCAATTCTATGTCATACTTTGTCTATGCTAACTGCGGACCAGCCTTTTCACTATCAATCACAAATGGTGGTAATAACTACATCCCACCAATCACCATCGCTATCTCTGCCAACTCTACCATCACCAAGATGGGTATTCTTGGTAAGATGCAGATTGTTTCTGGTGGCCTAGGTTATACCGCTGGTGATACTATTGAGTTTATCAACCCACAAGGTTCTTCTGGTTCTGGTGCTATTGCTAACGTCACCAACGTAGCAGCCAATGGTATGATCACCGAGGTTCGCTTTGAGCAAATGCCTGGTCAGATCATCGGTGGTTCTGGATATGATTCATTAAATCTACCATTCGCCAATGTCGTATCAGGAACAGGTTCTGGTGCTAACGTTATGGTCACAGCCGTTATCGGTAAGAACGAAGAAATTATTCAGTCTGTTTCTAACATCGGTACTATTCAGGCAATGACCGTCATTAGTGGTGGTTACGGCTATACAGATAATCCAACTCTAAGACTAGACACACTAGGCGACGGAACAGCTAACGCTACACTATCAGTTGTTACAGGTGCGTTCTCCTATCCAGGTCGTTATATCAACGATGACGGTCATTTGTCTGGCTATAACTTCCTAGAAGATAGAGATTACTATCAAGAGTTCTCATACGTTGTTAGGGTTGATGAAACCATCAATAAGTATAGAACTGCCATTAAGGATCTAACACATCCAGCCGGCACCAAGCTATTTGGTGAGTATGACCTCACATTCGATAATGAAACACTAACAAATACCAATATTCAAATTTCACTGGCTAATACTCAACCAGTGGTTCTACCATTCAAGACAATGTATCAGGTGCAGGGCTATACACCTGGTGTATTTGAACCTAATGTGGTAACTGGTACAGCCAATGCGGAATTTGTCGCCGGTTCATTTAGCGTCAATACATCAAATCATTTGGCAAGTTATGCTGCACAGAATAACACAATCGTTATCGCTTACTATAATCACCCATTTGCCGAGAACGATTATGTATTCATGCACTTCCAGACAAACGCATGGGCCAATCTAGGTAATACAAACTATACCGTTGTATCATCTAATCTAACACACTTTACTGTTAATAACCCACTAACCGAAACTGTAACAGGTAACGTAGGTAATGTTCGCATCTATAATCCAGATGTTATGCTTACACTGCCTTATAGCAGACCATCGGTTAACGAGAATGTCTATATCCAGTTCCAGACCACTGACGTTTCTCTAGCCAATGGTTACTATCAGGTACGTTCGGTTAAGAATGCCAACACCTTTAATGTCCTACATCCTGATATGACAACCGCAGATGATGGCGCTGGTGTTGCTAATCTAATCAGCAAGAAGGTCATCGTATCTGCCGAAAACCATGGCTTTAGCGTAGGTGATCAGGCTTACATTCTTCTACTCGGTGGTGACACAGCCAATACAGATAACGGATATTACACCGTAACATCGGTACAGGATGCTAACTCATTCAATGTTTCTGCTGCCAATGTTCTCTTTAGTGGCTCAACTGCTCGTGTATATCAGAAGAAGTCTAAGATTATCATTGTCAATCATCCGTTCGCTAACAGCAATTCAGTTTATATTGCCTTCACTAACGGTGACCAGGCTAACACAGTCAATGGTGTCTATAACCCAGTTAAGACTGGTACCAATACATTCAGCTTCAATGTGGCTAAGCCAGCGACTGGTAACAGCACTGTCCGTGTATGGTATCAGACAAACAACTATTCAAACATTGTATTCACCACACTTAAATCATCCAGTGGTTATTCAGCCAATGATAATGTCCATGTAGAGTTCTTTGCTACCGCTACAGACCTAGCAAACGGAATCTATATGGTCAGAGACATTTATAGCACCAACACATATAATATACATTACACAGCCAACGATAGTATCGTCAATTCAGCGGCAGTATATGGATCACAAGTGTTTATACCTAACACCGTAAATGAGGTAACTGGTGCGGTAATTCGTCATAAAGACACCATCAATGCGGTTGCTCACTCTGGATTGGGTATTGTTTCAGGTTCAATTATGGAAGGTATGGCTTTGGTTTCGCCATATAAATAATAGATAATTAGAGAAGGATCAACCTTTGTCGTCATCACGTTCTAAAAACCTTGATATCTTTGTTGCCAAGCAGGTCAAAGAATCCGTATCAGAACCATCATCATCAAACGTCTACCTAACTTTTGGTAGGGCAGGTGCTTGGGCAAACGATGCTGCTCCACCACAAGCAAACACCTCGACCAAAAACAACAATGACATTTGGAAGAATATGATTGGTGCCAAGAGAATTACTGGCAACAATATTAGACATGCCATACCTCGTATTAACTGGGTATCTGGTGTTGTCTATGATGAATATGACGATCTAATTGATTCTCTAGAACTACACGATTCGAACTATAACTTTTATGTTATCACCTCAGAGCATAACGTATTCAAGTGCCTATCAAATAACAATGGCGCCGCTTCTACAGTTATGCCAAACATTCTAGTTACAACCACTCACTTCCAGACCGCCGATGGTTATATCTGGAAATACGTATATACCTTGAGTGCAGAAGAAAAGCTACGCTTCTTAACACAGTCATTCATTCCTGTTAGAACTATTACCGAGAATGATAACAGCCAGCAATGGTTGGTACAAGAGAACGCTATTGATGGTGCTATTCACGTTATCAAGGTAACAGACGGTGGTTCTAACTATTCAGCCAATGACGTTGCCGTTTCTATCACAGGTGATGGTCTATATGCTAATGCTTTTGCTGTTCTAAATACAGCTTCTAATACGGTGCAATCAATTGTTGTCGATAATCTAGGTTATGGCTATACTTTTGCTAACGTAGCCATCTCATCATCTTACGGCAGCGGTGCTACCGCCAGAGCAATTATCAGTCCTCAGGGTGGACATTGTTCTGATCCATTAACCGAATTGGGTGGAAGCTATCTTATCACCAACATTCAAATCAGAGATACTGAAGGTGGTGTTCTAACCACACATAACGACTATAGACAGATATCACTTATTGAAGATCCGCAACTATATGGTACAACAACCGTATCATCCGCACCAGCGGTATCACAGTTGACCGTTCTATCACTCAATGGTACCTCTGTTGAGTATGTTGAGGATGAATGGGTATACCAGGGTTCTTCATTGCAATCATCATTCTTTACTGGATACGTGGTAGAATGGGATTCAGGTAATAACGTCATCAAGCTATCAAACACAAACGGAACACCAACTAAAGACTTGTTGATTGGTGCTAATACAACCGCAGCCCGCTTCGTTGCTGCTATTACCAATCCAACTCTTAAACCTCGTTCAGGAAATTTACTATATACAGATAACATGACTGCTATTGAACGAGCAGATGATCAAGCCGAAGATTACAAAATTGTTCTGAATTTCTAAAGGGAAAACATAAAAATGACTTATAATAAGGCCAACAATTCGTTGACAACTGACTTCAATGTTACACCTTACTATGACGACTATACAATTGACAGTAACTATTATAGAATCTTATTCAAGCCAGGCTATGCGGTTCAGGCTCGTGAACTAACACAAATTCAGTCTACCCTTCAGGAACAGATCAATCGTTTCGGCAAGCACGTATTTAAAGAAGGTTCTATTGTCATCCCAGGTGGGTTTACCCTTGAGACACATGGTGGTGCAAATACAGGTTCAGGCATTCGTTACGTTAAGGTTAAAGACTTTGACGCATCTAACACCAGCGTTACCATCAGTGACTTTAGTGGTGTTGATGTTATCGGCGCTACATCAAACATTACCGCTGCGGTTGTTGATGTTCTATCTGGTTCACAGTCAAGTTCAAACACCAAGACACTATACGTTAAGTATAAGACCACATCAAGTTCAAATAACATTCAGAAAATCTTTACCTCTGGTGAAACACTATCCGCTAATGTTAATGGTGTAACTAAGACACTAGTTGTCCTTGACACTGGTGCTACAGGCTTTGGTTCAAGATTTAAGATTGATGAAGGTGTTTTCTTCGCTAAGAACCACTTCATTTCATTCCCAACCCAGTCAGTTATTCTTGATAGATATAATCCAAATCCGTCTTGTAAGGTTGGTTTCTTTGTTTCGGAAGATATCATTAACGCCTCACAGGACACCTCACTACTTGATCCTGCTCTAGAGGCATCTAACTATGCCGCACCTGGTGCTGATCGTCTAAAGCTAACACCAACTCTAACTGTTAGAACATATGATGATCCAATCGGTGCTCCTGACTTCGTAGAATTGTTTAGCATTGAGAATGGTGTTGTTAAGTCATACTTTGAACGTTCACAGTATAACATCATTCAAGATGAAATGGCCAAGCGTCTATATGACCAGTCTGGTGACTATGTTGTCCGTGGTCTAGATGTTCAGCTTAGAGAGCATGATGATACAGGTTCTAACTTTGGTCGTTATGCCAATGGTAATAACAGTCTACTATTCGTCGGCGTATCTGCTGGTCTTGGTTATGTTCAAGGTTATGAAATCAACAATCTTGATACCGCAGAACTACAGATCGAAAAAGGTCTTGCTACTTCCGAATATAGAGAACAGATTGCTTCCGCTACACTAGGTTCATATGTCACAGTCAATGACTTTGTTGGCTCATGGACACTAGACAAGGGTGCACCTATCAAGCTATATGATACAGTTCAGGATCGTATTGCTAACAATCTATGGTCAGGTGCCACCACACCAACCGGTAAGGTTATCGGTACTGCTAACGTAGCATCTATCGAATACTCAACTGGTATTCCTGGTTATAGCGGACAATACAATCTATTCCTAATGGACATTAATATGTTGGGAAGCAATAGCTTCTCCAATGTAAGAAGCGTTTACTATGACAGTCCCGCCGCTGATGGTTATGCAGACGTTGTATTGGAATCTGGTAGCGCCGTTCTAACTGATGTCAACAATTCTCAGATGCTTTACTATGTTGGTGACGAATATGTTAAGAGTGTTAGAGACATTGATGACTCCGCTGTTAATGCAACCACATTCTATTTCAACAAGACTGCTACCATTTCTCCAATTGCAGCTAATGGTACATTCACTTATTCTGATGGTAGCACATACGAAACTCTTCCATACGGAACAGGTTCACTATCATCAACTCAGAAAACGGAACTATTACTAACACTAGACACCGCTGCCAATATCACCATGTCAGGTACTGTTAATGGTACTGCTGGTACATCCGCACTAAACGGTGTTGGTACAGCATTTACCAGATTGAATGTTGGTGACAAGCTAGAGTTTGCTGGTAATACCAGAACTTATTACATTTCATCTATCACTAACGACACATCATTGTCAGTTGTTGGTGGTCTACCAACAGGTCTTTCAGGTAACACTTACTTTAAGGCATACAAGGTTGGTGATATCGTTGATATGACCGGCAAGGGTTCAGCCGCTGGTGCAACCAGAACTGTCACAGCAACCTCTGGTGTTTCTGGCGCTCTAACATTTGACCTTAAAGAAGTATTCCCATCTACACTAAACGCTACTCTTACATATAAGATGGCTAGAACATCTGCTAAGGAACTTGAGAAGCAGAAGAAAGCTGGTCGTTACGTAAGAATTAACTGTAACACCGCAGGCACCACTGGTCCATACGATCTTGGTTTCTCTGATGTCTATCAAGTTAAGAGCATTAGACTTGGTTCTGGTTCTTATCCAGCATCTAACACCGCTGGCACAGACGTTACATCTCTATTCAAGGTTGATAACGGTCAGCGTGATAGCTACTATGATCATGGTACTATTACACCAACTGGTATTGGTCTAACATCATCCGATAGACTATTGGTCGAACTTGATTACTTTGAACCAAACTTTACATCTCGTGCTGGTTACTTCTCAATTGACTCATATCCAATTGAAGATGATGATGCACTATTCAATTCTGCCACAAATATCAGAACTGAAAATGTTCCAGTCTATAAGTCACCAGTTAGCGGTAAAGAGTTTAATCTCCGTAACTATCTCGACTTTAGACCAGTTAAGACAAATTCAGCAACAGATACCACAACACCAGCTTCTGGTACTGAAAACCCAACCAAGTCTTATGCATATCAGAACTCAACAAATGGTTTGAGAATACCAGCATCTTCAAGCCAGATTACTTATGACTATACAACCTATCTCGGTCGTAAGGACTTGCTCGTAGTTGATAAGGACAAAAACTGGCAAGTAATCACTGGTATTCCAAGTAACTTCCCACTTACACCAGATAGCATACCTGGTACAATGACAATTGCGGTTCTTAATATTGTTCCGTATCCATCATTGTCACCCGCTTATGCAGCATCAATCAATCGCTCCGATCTAGCAACATCAACCAAGAAGATGTCAAACGCCAGATTTACCATGCGTGACATTGGTACACTTAAGCAGCGTATTGTCAATCTTGAATACTATACATCATTGTCAATCTTGGAGAAGGCAGCTAATGACCTGCTAATTCTTGATGATAATGGTCTTGACAGATTTAAGAATGGTATCTTTACAGATTCCTTCCGTGATCAGTCACTAGCAGCCACATATAATAATGATCATCATATCTGTGTGGATCCAGAAGAAAAGGTTCTTCGACCACTATACACCATGAGTTCATTCGGCTATGATTATGTCAGTGGCACAAACACCGTCAAGAATGATGACCTTGTTACACTAACATATTCCGAAGAACTTCTATGGAATCAGTCATGGGTAACCTCTGATCGTAACGTCGAACGCCGTGACTGGCTATTCGTTGGTCAGGTTAGATTGTTCCCAGAGCAGGACGTTTGGGTTGACGTTACAACCGCACCAGACGAGCAAATCAATCTCGGCACCTGGACACAGACAAACGTTCTAACTAACCAATCCGTTCTAACCAGCACCGAATGGAATGCTTGGAACAAGTATGTTGTTGGTTACCGTGTTTACACAGGTAACGGTTCAAATAGAAGCGCCTATAACTACGGCAATCTCTATAGAACATACGACGAAGCCAGAGACGTTGCTAACTCTCTAAACCCACCAGGTAATGGTCGTGGTGTTTCTATTGAAACCATCTATAACAATGTCCGTACCGGTACAGAACACTGGATGTCTGACCAGACACAAAGTGCCGAAAGCGGATATAAGATCATCAATACAGAGGTGGTTCCTTACATTCGTCCACAGGTTATTACTGTAGCATGTACCTCAATGAAGCCATTCACCAAGGTTTGGTCATTCTTTGACAATGAGCCAATGTCAGCTTATTCAAGACCAATCACCTCAGATCAGTATACCGCTATTACTGATGGTGTTGAGAATACACTACCAGAAGGTCCATGGTCTGCCGAAGGTTCTGATCTTGTTACTGACGAAAATGGCACTCTATACTTCCAGTTGCGTCTACCACCAGAGAAGAAATTCCGCACAGGTAGTCGTGCTTTGGTTATTGCAGATACATTCGTACCAGTCAATGAAGCATCGGTTTCACCGCTTGGTGCATCTGACGATCTATCAACTGGTGGTCGTTCATTCTTCTTTGCTTCTGGCACCGCAGTAACAAAACAGAAAACAATCTATTCATCAAGACATATCGATTACTACGATAAGGAAATTGAAGAAACATATAGCAGCAACGCATTCCAAGATATTGCCGCTCCACCACCACCTCCACCAAGAGGTAAGCATTGTTCCGCTTACTCATTCTTGTCACTGGCACCCGATGGTGAAGAAGGCATGTTCCTGACCTCTGTTGATGTTTTCGTTTCTCGTATCAGAGACAAGGGTATTTGGTTTGAAATCCGTGAAATGACCGCTGGTGGTACAATCACCCGCAACCAGGTACCATTCTCAGAGGTTTGGTACGAAGATGTTACACAGATTCCAATCTCTACAGATGGTAAGACTAATCCTCTAAACGTTAAGTTTAAGGCACCAATCTTCTTGTATCACAATACAATGTATGCCTTTATCATTCACCCTGTCGATGGTAACCCAGATACATATTTCTGGACTGCCAAGTTGGGTCAGACCGATCTTAATGGCAAGGGTCAGTTTAACAACCGTCGTAATACTGGTACATTCTTCCAGACTAACAATAACATCAACTGGGATATCATTGCCGACGTTGATCTAACTTGTAAGTTCTATAGAGCAAACTTTGCTGTTAATACAGAAGGTGAAGCTATTCTTGGTAACAAGCCTGTTGAAAATCTGCTACTATCAAGCAGAACAAAGAGCCTCAAGCCAAGACAGGGTGATGTATTCACCACTGGTGCTAAACTTGTTCTATCATCAAACGGAACAATTCAGACTACAGATATTCTAAAGGGTGTAACATCTCTTGCAAACTCTTCCGTATCTGCAATCAACGGCTCAACCTATTCAATGTCTAACACTGGATACTCCGTTGGTGAAACAATTAACGTCTATGCTGCTAACAATGTCTATCGTGGCATTTCAGCTAACGTTACCTCTGTTTCATATGGCCGTGGTGTTCTAAACTACTATGTTGATGGTCCAACCACAAATGCTGCTATCACTTACAGCATCGCACAGTTGACCAACTCTGACGGTAACTTTAGTGCCAATGACTATATCTTTAGCATCACCAACCCAGATTACAATGCCGTAATCGGTGAAGTTAAGAACTATAGATACTCTGCTATCTCATTTGAGCCAGGCACAATGTCATTCAAAGACACTGACCTAAAGTTCCAGATGCGTTCTTACTCAAACACCAGCGTAGAAGGTTCTTACGTTTCCGTTCAGCCATCAGAAACATACTACTATGATGCCGAACAGGCTCTACATTCTAAGAGCAATGAAACAGCCGTCCTTGGTGGTGCTAGATCAAATCAAGTTAGAGCAACATTCCTATCTGGCAAGACTGGTGTTTCACCTGTCCTAGATATGGGTAGAACACACACAATCTATCTTGATAACGTCATTACTGCCAACTCTGGTGGTGAAACAGCCGCTTCTGGTGGTGAACTAATTAATAGATACATCTCCAGAACTGTTACACTTGCGGAAGGTCAGGACGCAGAAGATATCCAGGTAGTTCTAACTGCATATCGTCCACCAAACACAGATGTTAAGGTTTGGATCAAGATCCTACATCGTGAAGATTCCACACTATTTGAAAATGCACCATGGATCGAACTATCAAGAACCTCAGGCGATGTCTATTCATCACTTGCTTTCAGAAATGACTTCAAGGAATATACATACGGCTTTGCTACTGCTAACTTGACAGGCACCAATGGTGAGGTTGAATACACTAACTCTGCTGGCGTTAAGTTCACAGGTTATAAGTATTTCGCTGTCAAGATTGGTATTGTCAATACACAGAACAACACAGCGGTTTATCCTCGTGTTGGTGACTTGAGAGCAATTGCACTACAGATATAAGGTGAATAATGGAAATTGAATTTGATCTACAAAATGACTTTAGTGAAGTAGAAGAATATGACTTTGGAAACGGACCAGTACCAGCACACCGCCACCCTCGTGGTGGTGGCTGGGTGGCCAACACAGCTTCGGTTGATGATACTTGCTATGTCGGTCCATATGCCAGAGTTTTTGAAAATGCTCAAGTAAGCGGTAGTTCTATCATCAATGATGGTGCTTCCGTATTCGGTAATGCTACAGTATGCCTTGGTTCAAGAGTTTATGGTGATGCCATGGTATATGATAGTGCCTCGATTAGAGACAATGCCAGAGTAAGTGGTTTCAGTAAAGTATATGGTAATGCCAGGGTCATGAACAATGCCCAGATATATGAGAACGCTGAAATCTATGACAATGCCATTGTATGTAACAATGCTGAAATCTATGATAACTGTAAAGTTTATGGTAATGCTTACATCTATGAGTGTATTAGATTGTATGGTCACACGGTAGTCACCAGAAAGCCATTACTTGGTCTTGGTTTTGATTACCCAGTAACCGTTACCGATCATCATGTTCTATTAGGTTGCACGGTGGCTCCACCATCAATACTAAAGAAACTCGGTAGAAGAATTATAACCTTGATAGGCTATGATAGAGAAACTGCCGAGTTATGGTTGGATATCGTTTCTAAACTCATCGAGGTACACGGATGTACCGATATTGAGGAAGAACTTACACCAGAGAACGAACGTAACGTTATACTAAATCTCATAACAGAAAGAAATGCAGGAAGTGACAGAGATTCGAGAACCAGATAAAAGAACCGACAGACCAGGAATCTATAGGACCGCTGAAGGATTTCTTATAAATAAAGATAACGATGCTCTAGCCGCTTATAAGAAACGAAAAAGAAAAGAGCAGGCGGTAGACAAGATACAAGAACAGATAAACGAGTTGAAAACTGATATCAACGAGATCAAAGATTTACTTAAAGGATTAGCGAGAAGATAAGATGGCATTAGCAAACGTCGCACTCACAGATACATTTGATTATTGGAGAACAGTCACAAACTCAACCGTTGTTGCTCTAAACGACAAGTTGATTTTCTGTAATACATCAAATGCTAATACAGTATCTATTCCATCATTCGCTTCTAGATCAAGTAATCTTACTATCAACATTCTAACATCTTCATCGGTCAATGATTCCGCTTCTGGAAACATTGCTTCCGCTCTAGTTGTTAATACAGTTCACGGACTTGCTATATCTTATGTGACTGCTGCTAACAGCAATGCACAGATTTCGGTTGCTTCTGCTAACGCATGGTCAAATGCCGTAGGTCTGGCGTCAAATGGTTGGTCAAATACTGTATCACGTTCTGCTAACTCATGGTCAAACACAGTTGGTGCGTCAGCTAATGCATGGTCAAATGCCGTAAATACATATTCAATTGCTACATATGCCACTAAGATTAGTCCAACATTCACCGGCACCGTTACAATTGATGCTAACATTGCCAACCAAACACTAACCGACGGTTCGACAATTAACTGGGACGTTTCTCTTGGTTCAGTTGCCACGGTCACACTAGGCGGTTCTAGAACAATGGCAGCGCCGACCAATCTCAAAATTGGTACATATATACTCCATGTGGTACAAGATGGTTCAGGTGGCAGATCACTAACTTGGAACTCCGTATTCAAATGGCCTGCTGGTGTTGCACCAACTCTCACCTCCACAGCAAATCGCCGTGATTTGTTCTCATTCGTATGTGACGGCACAAATCTATACGGTTCATACCTACCAGATGTGAGGTAATAATATATGTTTCTAGCACCGATTGTTAGACCAACTAAGGTAGTTATAATCAGCGCAAACACGAGTGACGTTGATCTATATTCTTCTGTAAGTAGTCCATCATATCCATTAAATGTTCTTTGCTTCGTTAATGCTGCTGTTTCAGGTTCAACACCAACGACTCCAGCTTTCAGAACAAATTCATCATGGACTCCTGGTACATGGATCTATATTGAGAACAATTCTACTATTACAGGTTCAAAAGGTAATAAAGGCTCTACAGGCTCTACAGGATCCAAAGGTTCTACAGGAACTACAGGCGGCCAAGGAACTACAGGTAGTAATGGCTCTGGTGGTCACGGTGGTCACGGCGCTAGTCATACTAATACAGGCAACCATGGTGGTGGCGGTGGTACAGGTGGTACCGGCGGTACAGGTGTTACAGGCGGCACTGGTGGCACGGGAGCCAAAGGCGGCACAGGTGCTACAGGAGGTACTGGTGGTACATCATTCGTAGCCGACGCTGCTACAGGTGTTGCTATCGTTCTTAACAACAAAAATGCTATTGTCGGTGGTACAGGCGGTGATGGTGGTGACGGCGGCACTGGTGGTGATGGTGGTGACGGTGGCGCCGGCGGCGCAGGTGGTCACGGAGGAAACGGTGGCGGCGGAGGCGGCGGCGGTGGCGGTGGTGCTCACGGCTACGGACAGCATTATAACACTGGTGCTTATGGTGTTCAGCACGCCCACGGTGCTAACGTCCACGCAGGTGGCGGCGGTGGTGGCGGTGGTACAGGTACTGGTGGTCATGGTGCTCCTGGCGGCGATGGTGCAGGTCACGGTGCTAATCACGGCGGCGCCGGCGGCGGTCCAGGTGGCGGACACTATGGCGGTAACCAACACCACGCACACGTTCATGGTGGTCATGGTGGCGCAGGCGGCGCTTATAATGCTGCTGGCGGTCATGGTGGTTCAGGTCACGGTGCAGGTAACCACGGTGGTGCTGGCGGTGGTCCAGGTGGCGGCGCCGGTGCTTTTGGTGCTACTGGAGCAACTGGAGCCACAGGTTCAACTGGTGCTCAAGGCGCCACAGGTGATACAGGAGCCCAAGGCTCTCAAGGTAATGCTATCACAGGTAATACATACATCAATTACATCAACAACACCCATGTATCGGGCCCAGTTGCTTAAGAGGAACAAATGAACATTCAATATCGCATCATTAAGATTGATCCGGAATCACACGGTGTAGTAATTCGCTATTTCACCGACAAGTTGACTGAAATGGATCTGGCATCATCATTTAACGAAGATGGTTCTGTTAAGCTAAATGCAGACGGTTATCCTGTTGCTACAAGAACCGACGTTCTAATGACCTTGTATGATACACCAACTCCATCTACAGAAGAAGTTGAAAAGAGAATTATGATCAATGCTCCTGTTGATTGGTTGAAGATCCATGAAGAAATCAAAGATCCAAATATCGATACCAAGATGAGAAACCTTAGAGATTTGGTTGGAGATACCAAGGCATTCACGGTTGAGGACATTAAAGACCTAAAGAATGCCATGATCGCAGAACAGGCTGCATCGGCAGAGGCAATACAGAAAACCGAAGAAACCGAACTTCTAAAAGCATATGATACTGTCACCAACCTGGTTGATTCCTTAAAGGTTCTATCTGAAAAAGATCCATCATTCATACAAGAGTTTTCGGAACTGCTCAAAAGATAAATATAAATAGGTAGTTAAACAAAGAAAGAGACTCGATGGCCGAATACGTAGAACTTTACATTGACCAAGGGAGCGATTTCTCTACTACCATTAACCTCAATGATGACAATACAAATCTTCCTCAGAATGTTTTAGGTTATACTGTTAGTAGCGCACTAAGAAGATCGTTAGTATCTCCTAACGCATACGCATATCTATCAGCTTCGGTATATGATCCCGCAAACGGCGAGTTTCTTCTTACAATGAACTCGTCTAATACTGCAAATCTACGTGCAGGTTCTTACCTGTTTGATGTTAAAGTTACTGACACCACACAAACGGTGACCAGACTTATTGAAGGAGTTATATACGTAACACCATCGGTAACAAAGTAAGCTATGTCAATCAAAATCACAACCGGCGGTGATAACAAAGTAAACGTCACCACAACATCTAAAAACAGAATCCAGATCACCAACGGTGGTTCTGGTTCAATGGCTGGTGTAGCATTAGCTACTGACCTTATTCCAATCTGGTATCATGCGAATGGTGCTGCTAACGTAGCAAACTATTCCTATGCATCATCTAATTCCAATTGGGCAGTCCAGAACCTGGTTTATGCCACGGTTAACGCCAACTATACGATGTCTAATGCCGGTTATGTGACGCTAAATGCCGCATACGCAACAGTTAACGCTGTCTATGCTTCTGCAAACTCTAATTGGTCAGTTCAAAATCTCGTTTACGCTACTGTAAACTCTAACTATGTTATGTCTAATGCTGGCTACATTACACTTAATGCAGCTTATAGCACCGTTAATGCAGCCTACGCATCTATCAATTCCAACTGGACAGTCCAGAACCTCGTTTATGCTACCGTAAACGCTGATTATGTAATGAGTAACGCAGCTTATGTTGCTCTTAACTCAGCCTACGATACTGTCAATGCCGTATATGCTACAGCCAACTCAAACTGGGAAGTCCAGAACGCTCTCTATACAGTTGCTAACACTGTTTACGATACCTCCAATTCAAATTGGGCGGTACAGAATGCCCTCTATTCTACAGCCAATTCTGTTTATGACTCCTCAAACTCTAACTGGGTTGTCCAGAACGCTGTCTATCAATTAGCAAATACAATCTATGCTTCCGCAAATTCCAATTGGGAAGTGCAGAACCTTGTCTATGCCACAGTCAATAGTAACTATGTCATGGGCAACGCTGGTTATGTTGCTCTTAATGCTGCATATGACACCGTAAATGCCGTTTATGCCTCAGCCAATTCTAACTGGGATATACAGAATGTAATCTATGCTACTGTAAACGCAGATTACACCATGTCCAATGCTTCTTACACGGCATTGAACTCTGCTTTCAATACAGCCAATGCATCATATGATTCCGCTAATTCTAACTGGGCAGTCCAGAATACCCTATATGCAACCACTAATGCTGCCTATGTTATGGGCAACGCTGCCTATCATACAATCAACGCAGCCTACGCATCATCTAATTCTAACTGGCAGGTTCAGAACGCTCTTTACGATCTAACCAATACAGTTTACGCATCATCTAACAGCAATTGGACAGTTCAAAATCTAGTTTACGCAACAGTCAATAGCAGCTACGTTATGGGCAATGCCTCATACGAGGCTCTAAACGCTGCCTTTGATACAACTAATGCCGTTTACGCTTCCGCAAACTCAAATTGGACCGTTCAAAATCTTGTTTATGCAACAGTAAATGCTTCCTATACCTTAGCTAATGCAGCTTATGCCAATGCTAACTCACTAGCTATTGGAGCAAACAACTGGTCTAATCTTGTTGGTCTATCAGCCAACAGTTATGCTGGTTATATGGCAAACTCTGCCAATGCTTACACCGATGCCACATATGTTAAGCTATCATCACCATCACTCCAGCTAATTTCAAGCGACATTGGAATTACTGGCAATCTATTCATTGTTGGTGAGGTTACATACGCTAACACCAGACAGCTACAGGTTGGTGATAATATCATCACCCTCAATGCTGATCTTCCTCTCAACGCTGTTCCTCTGGAAGATGCTGGTATTGAAATCAATCGTGGTCTAAAAGCCAATGCTGCTCTACTCTGGGATGAATCCGCTGAAAAGTGGTCAATCTCTGGAAACGTAGCACAGACCATCACAACCTACATCGCTTCAAATACCGATCTTGGTTCAGCACAGGATACTATCAATGCGGTATACGCATCAGCAAATTCTAATTGGGTTGTCCAGAACCTTGTCTACGCAACAGTTAATGCCAACTACGTTATGGGCAATGCAGCCTATGTTGCCCTCAACTCTGCTTATGATACTGTTAATGCTGTATATGCATCTTCTAATTCTAACTGGACAGTTCAAAATCTAGTCTACGCTACTGTCAATAGCAGTTATGTAATGGGTAATGCGGCATATGCAACTCTTAATGCTGCATATGATACCGTTAACGCCGACTATGCATTTACCAATTCCGCATATGCATCAATCAATTCTAACTGGACCGTCCAGAACTTAGTATATGCTACAGTTAACGCTAACTACACAATGGCAAATGCCAACTACGAGTTGAGCAATGCAGCATATGATACACTAAATTCTAACTACACAATGGCAAATGCCAACTACGAGTTGAGCAATGCAGCATATGCCACGGTCAATGCGGTTTATGCTTCCGCAAACTCTAATTGGACTGTCCAAAATCTTGTATATGCCACCGTCAATGCCAACTATGATATGGCTAACGCTGGTTATACCACCCTCAATGCGGCTTATGACACCACTAATGCCGTATATGCTTCGGTCAATTCTAATTGGACCGTTCAGAATGCCGTTTATGATCTAACCAATACAGTATATGCCTCAGCTAACTCTAACTGGGCAGTTCAAAATCTAGTTTACGCTACTGTAAATGCCAACTATGTTATGGCAAATGCAAACTATGATTTGACTAATGCCGCTTATGCTTCCGGTAATTCTAACTGGGCAGTTCAAAATGCTCTTTATGATCTTACCAATACTGTATATGCTTCCAGTAACTCTAACTGGGTTGTCCAGAACGCTATCTATGACCTAACCAATACTGTTTATGCTTCCACAAATTCCAATTGGGAAGTCCAGAACTTAGTATATGCAACTGTTAATGCTTCTTACACACTGGCAAACGCAGCATACGCTAATGCTAATGCTTTGTCAATCGGTGCAAATACATGGGCTAACACAGTTGGTATGTCAGCTAATAGCTATGCTGGCTTCATGGTCAATTCTTCCAATTCATATGCCGATGCAACTTATGTTAAGCTAAACGATCCTGATCAAACTATTACAGGTGAAATCACTGTCACCGGTAATGTTAGCATCAATCAAAATCTCTATGTTGCTGGTAACGTTTTCTTCAATGATTCCCAGACACTAAGAGTTGGCGACTCGCTAATCTATCTTGCTGCTAACAACTATGCTACCGATCTTGTCGATATCGGTTTTGTGGCTAACTATGTCAATGCATCAAGCATTAACGTTCATACTGGTCTATATCGTTCTCATATCAGCAAAGAATACTATCTATTCCAAGAGTATAGTGAAGAACCTCATGGTAACTACATTGACTATGCTGGCAACAACTTTACGCTGGCCGTTCTTAATGCTGATCTAATCACCAGCAATATATTCCTTGGTGGTGCTAATGCCATTCATACAATTTCAAGTGCCTTCGATAAGGCTAATGCAGCCTATGTCAATGCTAACGTAGGTTTTGCTGCGGCTAATGCTTACTCAAATGCTACTGGTCTTGCTGGTAATAACTATACCTCTATTCTTGTAGCAAATAACGCTATTGGTGCCAATAACTGGGCAAACACAGTAGGTATCGCAGGCAATAACTATACTGATCATGTAGGATTGTCTGTCAATACCTATGCATCAATCCTTGTGGCTAACAATGCCGTAGGTTCTAACAACTGGGCCAATACTGTAGGCATTGCCGGTAACAACTATACCGATTCCGTAGGCGCAGCGGGTAATAACTATACTGTTTCTGTTGGAGCAGCCTCAAATAGTTTAGCAACTGCTATTGGAACCGCTGGCAATAACTATACCGATCATGTTGGTCTATCAGTTAACACATATGCTTCCATTCTTGCTTCTAACAATGCAATCGGAGCAAACAACTGGGCCAATACCGTTGGTGCAGCCGGTAACAACTATACCAATCACGTTGGTCTATCATCAAATACCTATGCTTCTATCCTTGCAGCTAATAACGCTGTAGCAGCGAACGCATGGGCTAATACAGTAGGCATTGCTGGCAATAACTACACCGACGCTGTTGGTCTTTCAGTCAATACTTACACCTCAATCCTTGCTGCTAATAATGCGGTTGGTGCCAATAACTGGGCTAACACAGTTGGCGTTGCTGGTAATAATTACACCGATTCCGTAGGTGCTGCTGGCAATGCTTACATGCTATCAGTTACCACCGCTGGTAATAACTATGCTTCCGTATTGGCCGCTAATAACGCAGTTGGTGCTAATGCATGGGCTAATACAGTTGGAACTGCTGGTAATAACTATACCAATTCAGTTGGTGTTGCTGGAAACAACTATACCAATTCTGTTGGCGCATCTGGTAACTCATATGCCGAGACTGTTGGTGCATCCGCTAATACATTTGCCGATGCCACTTACTATAAGAAAACTGGCGGTCTAATCTCTGGTGATGTTGGAATCTCTGGTAATCTTACCATTTCTGGCACAACCACATTTGCTAACACTCAACAGCTACAAATTGGCGATAATATCCTTACACTCAATGCTGACCTACCAATGTCAGTTATGCCAGTTGATAATGCTGGTCTTGAGGTAAATCGTGGTAACAAGAGCGCCAATGCTGCATTGCTTTGGATCGAAGCATCCGAACAGTGGAGTATTTCAGGCAATACCGCACAGTCTGTTTCAACATACATTGCATCTAATACATTAGTTGAACTATATGCGGCTGCTGGTAATGCATATTCACAGCAAGTCGGAGCCGCTGGTAACAGCTATACTAATTTTGTTGGTGCTTCTGCTAATGCATATTCGGCTGAGACATATGCAACACGTTCAAATGTTTCTATTGTCTATAACACAGCAAACGTAGCATTTGACACCGCTAACGATGCCTTCGCTTCGGCAAACAATGTCGCACCACAAATTGCTCCAAGCTATCGCACAGCTAACAATGCCTATGATACAGCCAATGCGGCATTTGCGGCTGCCAATACTCTTGCACCAGCTTATGGTACAGCCAATAATGCATACGATACAGCTAATGCTGCATTTGGTAAGGCTAACAATGCCCTCGCCAATACTACAGGAACATTTGCTGGTAATCTAACGATTTCTGGTTCTACTACCGCCAACAATGGCTTTTATTCTCGCTGGGATTACAGAGGACCATTTACTGATGGTATCGTAGTTGACTATGTTGAGGGTGTTGGTCGTGTTTCAGTTGGCGCCAACGATAGTCTAACACTATTCAATCATGGTGTTGGTAACATTCCAATTCTAACAATCACCGAATATGGCTTTGTTGGTATCGGAACAACTAATCCACTATATCCTGTTACTGTTATCGCCAATGGTGCTACGACCACCACTCTGGCTGGTGCAGTCTTTAGTGCCGAAGGTTCAGAGAACGGATATGTCCAGCTAAACATTCGTAACGCTAACAATGGTTCAGATGCATCTTCTGACTTTGTTGCTACAGCGGACGATGGTGATGATACAAGCAACTATATCGATCTTGGTATCAATTCATCACAGTATGCACATCCTGGCTTTACAATTGCTGGTGCTCATGATGGTTATCTCTATACATCGAACGGCAATCTTGCAATTGGTACCGCTAACTCTACTGCTTATAAGTCACTATCATTCTTTACTGGTGGCACATTAGCTGGTAATGAAGTTCTACGTATCCAGGACGGTGCCGGTGGTGCTAACATTGGTATCGGCAGAACTGATCCAAACTATAAGATTGATGTTGTTGGTTCTATCAACGCTTCTAACATTCTTATCAATGGCATTCCACTTGGTACCGCTTCTGTTAAGGTAAGCAACACCGCTCCTTCACTACCAGCTGGTGGTAATATGTGGTGGGATACCGAGAGTGGTAAGCTATACATTTACTACATTGATGCTGATTCGGCACAGTGGGTAGAGGCTTTCCCATCAGAGGTAGGAATTGATACCAGCTTTATCATTCCTGTTTATCAGAACGCTAACCTTGCTTATAGCTTAGGTAATACAATCTATGCTTCTGTTAATTCTAACTGGACAGTAACCAATACAGTATTTGACGTTGCTAACGCTGCCTTTGCTTCTGCTAATAACGTAGCACCACAGATTGCACCAAGTTATACTACTGCAAATCTGGCATACTTTAACAGCAATGCAGCCTTCATACATGCTAATGCTGCCTTTGATTCCGCTAACAATGTGGCTCCTCAGGTAACACCAAGCTACAATACAGCAAACATGGCATTCAATACCGCTAATGCTGCTTTTGCTGTTGCTAACAATGTTGCTCCTCAGGTTGAGCCAGCATTTAGAACTGCTAACAATGCCTATCTAACTGCTAATCTTGCATTTGACAAAGCTAACGCTGGTGGTGCTAATATTGGTCAGACGGCTCCAACTGGATCAAATTCTGGTCGTCTATGGTGGAACTCTGATCTTGGTAAGCTGTTCATCTACTATACCGATCCAGCTAACACAAGTTCATGGGTTGAAACTAATCCATCATCATCGGTTATTGAAGCTGCTATCATTACTGGCTACATTAATCCAGTATCAAATACTGCTAATGCCGCTTATGCTGTTGCCAATGCTGGTTACTCATTTGCTAATACGAGACTAGCAAATAGCACTGCCACCTATTCTGGTAATCTTACTATTGATGGTAATCTTTCGTTTACCGCTAATGATGTTATTACTCTACCAATAGGTCCTACCGCAGCAAGACCTGGCACGGCTGCTAACGGTATGATCCGTTATAATACAACTCTAAATACATTCGAGGGTTATAAAGCTGGAACATGGGGTGCAATCGGTGGTGGTGCAACTGGTGGTGGTTCTGACGATGCATTCTATGAGAACACAGCAAACATCACCTCAGATTATACTATCACCACTGGCAAGAATGCTATGACGGCAGGTCCTGTAACGATGGCAAACGGAGTTACAATTACAATTCCTGCTGGTTCAACATGGACAGTGGTGTAAGGAGAAATAGATGCCTATTGTATTAAACGGTTCTACAGGCGAAACGTTTCCAACTTGGACAACAGCAACACGACCCGCTACACCAAACGCAGGACAGACTGGTTTCAATACTACATTAGGTGTATTAGAAACATACAATGGCGTTTTGTGGTCACCAGATTCACCTATCATTCTAAATGGTAAGACGTTGACTGCATCATATACGATACCAAGCAATTATGGTGCTCATTCTGTTGGTCCTATTACATTGGCAAATGGCGTATCACTCACTGTTTCCGCCAACAGTAAATACGTGGTTCTATAAGGAGATATTATGCCATACGGTACAATTTATAGCGATACGTTTCAAGGAAGCACCGCAAATACTGCTCCAGTAATCTATGATGGTAATAGCAGAGAAATTGGACAATTTGCTAAATCGTGGGTAAATTTTAATGGCACGGGCACTATTGCAGTTAGAGCAAGTTTTAATATAAGCAGTCTGACAGACAATACTACCGGATCATATTCTATAAATTTTACAAATGCTCTTGCTGACGCCAATTATTCTTTTGTTTTCAATGGAGGTGGAACTTCTGGCGCAGCAGCGGTCCGCTTGGATAATCCTGCATCTTTGTCTACTATAAGCGCTGGTCCAATTTTATCAAGAAACACAAGTTTTGCGAGTCAAGATTGGGATTATATTTTTGCATCAGTATTCAGATAATCAAGGATAAACAATGCCAGTAACAATTAACGCACAAGCAACCACAGGTCTACTCACTACCGCAGATGGTAGTGGTATTGTGAAGTTACAGAGTGATGGTAAGACGACTAACGCTATTGCATGGGCAAACTTTGCTGGTAGCACAGGAACAGCAAGAACCAGTTATAACTTTAGTAGTATCACAAGAAATTCTACTGGTTATTATACAGTGGCTTTTGTTGGTTCTGCAGCCGATGCTAACTACATACCAACAGGAACATATACCACGCAAGGTGCCAACTCACCGAGTATCTTATATGCTTATATCAATTCCTATAGTTCAGTGACTATTATTCCTCCTACGACAAGTTCATTTGTATTTGCGTGTGGTAACGCAGGTATTACAACAAACATTGATCCGACATACGTAATGATTTCTATATTTGGTAACTAAGGAATAGACAATGGCAATCGTATTAGACGGCAACAATCTACTTACAACTGGTGTTCTGAATAGCATGACGGCACAGAATGCCTCTGGTACCGCTGTCGATTTCACTGGTATTCCTGTTGGTGTTAAGAGAATTACTG